ATAACACTACAGATATTAACGGCGCTGTCGGAGACATCTCCACACAGAGCATTACGTTTACCTGTAACTCACCAATCGTAATTACAACCGCACCATAACAAAAAAGAAAAGGGGCTAAACAAATGGCACGACTCAAAATAACAAGGGCTACAGGCGAGGTATCTGAGCATCAGATCACTCCACGTATTGAGTACGCCTTTGAGTTGTACGCAAAAAAAGGTTTTCACAAAGCCTTTAGAGATGACGAGAAGCAAAGCGATGTGTACTGGTTGGCTTATGAGTGCTTACGCACTAGCGGCGAAACAGTACCGATGTTTGGAGCAGAGTTTTTAGATACCTTGGCAAAGGTTGAGGTACTAGACGATATTCCTTTAGCTTAGGGCGCGGCACCGTAACCTATTTGGTGGCACAACTAGCCGTTAGGTTACAGGTCGCGCCTCAAGCGATACTCGATTTAGATACCGAGATGTTTAAGACTTTGATACAAGTGCTCAACGATCAAGCGAAGGAGTCCGAAAGTGCCAACAGAAATAAAAGGCGCCGTTGAACTTCGACTCGCTCTGAAAAAGTTTGCCCCTGATCTTTCTAAAGAAACGCAGAAAGAAATGGCTATAGCACTAAAAAGCGTGACAGTAATAGCTAAAGGATTTGTACCCTCAGATGGTGAGGTCTTATCTAATTGGTCTAAGCCTGTTTCATCTGAAAATCTGACTTATAGACCTTTTCCACGTTTTAACTCTTTTGAGGCTAAGCGCGGTATTGGATACAAAACAACACCATCTAAACCTAATCGCCAAGGCTTTGTAGCTCTAGCAAGAATTATTAACGCATCTGCCTCAGGCGCAATCTATGAAACGGCCGGACGTAAAAATCCTCAAGGCCAACCAACTTTTCAGCGTAGTAAATTTACGCCGGTAAATTATCGTGAAGATCGCAGAGGGTTTAATAAGTCGCTCAATCCCAATGCCGGTAAACAGTTTTTAGATAATCTTAATTCCACAGGCGAACTTACTAATGCACGACCTAAGGGGTTAGTCGGCCGTCCAAGTCGTAAACAGACAGGCCGTTTAATCTTTAGAGCTTGGGCTCAAGATAACGGTAAAGCTAATGCAGCTGTTATCCAAGCTATAGAAAATTCTGCTATCAAATTTGATAAAAATATGAGGAAGGCAAGCTAATGGCCTCCGATATTGTTGTAAATATAGCTAGTCAATTTACAGGAAAAAAAGCCTTTAAGGCTGCCGACTCTGCCACAGAAAAACTTATTAAAAGTGTTAAAAAGTTAGGCGCAGCTTTAGGTATTGCTTTGAGTGTTAGGGCTGTGGCTCAGTTTGCTAAAGCATCTGTAAAGGCTTTTGCTGAGGATGAAGCAGCAGCGGCAAAATTAACCCGTACTGTGAACAACTTAGGACTCGGTTTCGATAATATCCGCATTACTAAATTTATATCGGATCTTGAAAAAACAGCAGCCGTCTCCGATGACATTTTAAGGCCGGCTTTTAACTCACTTTTGACTACTACAGGATCAGTAGAGAAGTCTCAAAAGATGCTGGCCCTAGCGCTCGATGTAGCTGCCGGTAGTGGCGAGGATGTAACTACAGTCACCAACGATTTAGCAGCCGCTTATGTAGGCAATACTAAAGGTCTAGCGAAGTATCGCTTAGGTTTGACTAAAGCCGAACTAGCTGGCAAAAGTTTTAACGAGATACAGGGTTTACTTAATACTCAATTCTCTGGACAAAATGCTACTCGGTTAGAAACCTATGCTGGAAAGATGGCAATACTAGGTGTAGCTGCCGGTAATGCTCAAGAGATTATTGGTAAAGGATTAGTCGATGCGATCTCCAAACTAGGAGACGATGACTCAGTACAAAATCTAGCCGATGATATGGAAACGGCAGCCGAACGTACAGCCGATGTTATCCGTGGTATTGGTGTATTAGTAGCAAAAATAAAAACTATTCCCGGCTTTAATTCTGATTTTGGCGTTTTATACGATATCTCTTATTTAGCTCTTTTAGAAAAACTAGGTAAAGCAACTACAAAGCCTAAGCCTTTTACTACTCCTATGACAGTATCCGGCTCTACGGATGCTCAGGTAAAGATCGATAAGGCTCGGGCCAAGGCCGAGGCAGATGCGGCTAAGCGCCAAAAAGAAATACTAGCGCTACAAAAGAAAAGCGCTATAGCAGAAAAGAATAAACTTTCGTTATCTAAGGCAGCAGCCGTATTTGATACTAACCGCATCTCTATTGCAGCTGCACTCAAGGCCACTTATGACAAAGAGACACGTTTACGCCTTGAAGCGCTTATGGCCATCGAGGATGAAAATGGCGATTTAGCGCTTAAGAAAATAGGCGAGCTTGCAGCGTTTCAGAAAAACGCAGACCTAGCCAAGCTGGCAGGTATTAAAGAGATCAGCGATGCCACGCTCCTATCAATTAACACGCAATTACTTAACGAGCTTACGGCTATCAATAACTCAAAGATGGCCGAGGCCGATAAGGAAATCGCACGTGAGGAGGCGTTTAAGAAATATAACGCCGCTATTACGGCAGCTGGTCAGTTAGCCGCTAAAGAGCAATATAGCGAGCGCGTACAAATCCAATTAACCGAGATAGCACGTCTAGCAGCTCTGAGTGATACTAATAGCGCATCTATTACTTTTAATAAGTTACGCGAGTCTGCCGAGTTATCAATGATAGATCGCATAGCCAAGGCTCAAAAGGCGGCCGATGATGCAAGGTTTAAGGCGCTACAAGATTACGCGACCCTGCTCGGTAAAATTAACGGAACTACAGGCGGCTTAACCGGCGGTACTGCAGGAGGCAAAACAGGCGGCTCTACCGGTGGTTCTACCGGTGGTTCTACCGGTGGTTCTACCGGAGGCACCGAGGTCGGGGTTAAAGGCGACACTTTACTTATTGACGGAAAGACCCTTGCAGAATTAGCAGCAGAGTCAGCGGCTCAAGCTATTATTGATGCAGATATCATAGGCGAAATAATTGATGGCATTACTGGCGATACAAGCCTCGAGGCAATTTTAGAATATGCAGATGCGGCAAGCGCTAGAGCAGATGCAATTTCTATGCTTCTAGACTCTCAGAGTGCAGCTAATATGGCGCTCTTAACTCAAAACGCCTTAAAAGACTCTGAATATGGGTTAGAGTCTTTTAGAAAGGCCGAGGCGGCTACTCTCGTAGCAACTGGAAACGGTAGCGTAGGCGGTGGTATGGGTGCTTTTGATAGAGACATCATTATTAACGTTACTACCGGCGTAGGAGATCCTGAGGCTATTGCTAGAGCTATCGAGGATGTACTTAATCAATCAGGTTACAGAGGCACGACAACTAACCGTGGCTCAGGAAACTATACAGTAGCGTGAGTAATTGGCTGCCCGAGTGGCGTATAACCATCGGTACTACGGTTTATACAAACGTCCTAAGCGTAACAATGGCAACCGGTCGAGATGATGTCGATCTACAATGCAACGCCGGATACGCTCGTATGGAAATCGTAAACCTAAATAACTCAGCCTTTGATATTGATGTGACCGATGTATTGACTTTAGAGCTTAAAAATAGCTCCGGTACTTATGTACCTGTTTTTGGCGGTTCAGTCTCGGATTTTGGTATCTCGGTGCGCTCGCCCGAGGAGGCAGGTTTTATAACAATCGGTAATATATTGGCCGTAGGATCCTTGGCTAAATTAACTAAAGCCCTTTTCCCGGATGCTTTGATTAAAACTGAGGATGGCAATCAGATATACGACATCCTCAACGAGCTACTTATTAACTCATGGTTTGAGGTAGCACCGGCTTTACAGTGGGCTACATATGACCCTACGACTACGTGGGCCAATGCAGAAAACGTAGGCCTTGGCGAGATCGATCAGCCTGGACTCTATGAGATGATCTCTCGCTCAGCGGATCCATTTAGCAGCTATAACCTATGTGCTCAAATTGCACAAAGCGCCTTAGGGCAGATTTATGAGGACAAGGCTGGGCGCGTATCTTATGCCGATGCAGACCATCGTACGGCATACCTTACGGCTAACGGCTACACCACTATCTCGGCTAACTACGCTATTCCATCTAGTGTTAAGTCAATCTTACAAATAGGCAAGATCCGTAACTCACTTGTATTTAACTATGGCAATAATTACGCCAATCAGGCTACGGCTCTTGATGCAGACTCCATCGCTAATTATGGCCGCTATCAGCGCAGCGTGAGCTCTAACCTGCATAACTTGGCAGATGTCAATGATGTAATGGATCGAGAGTTAGGCCTACGTGCTATCCCAAGAGAGCAACTACAGGCCATCACTTTTAGACTTGATAACTCAGCGTTACCGGATGCAGAGCGAAACAAACTTATTAACGTATTTTTTGGTGAGCCTATTGTTATTAGCGATCTACCTATCAATATGTTTAACGGATCTTTTAACGGCTTTTTAGAGGGCTTTTCAATTAGGGCCACGCCTCAATACGTGGACATAACGCTCACCTTGAGCCCTACAGATTTCTCACTCGTGGCGCCACAGTGGGACACAGTAAGCCCGCCTAGCCTAATTTGGACAGGTGTAAACGCTACACTTGAGTGGGAAAACGCATTTGGAGGTTTGACATAATGGCAACTACTACGCCTAATTTTGGATGGCCGGTACCTACAAGCACCGACCTAGTTAAAGATGGAGCTACGGCTATAGAGGCCCTAGGAGACTCTATCGATGCCTCGTTATTAGATCTTAAAGGTGGCACTACCGGACAGGTACTAAGCAAAAACTCTGCTACCGATATGGATTTTGTTTGGGTAACGGATGCAGCTGGCGATATTACTGGAGTAACCGCAGGTACAGGTATCTCAGGCGGAGGTACATCTGGCACCGTAACAGTTACTAACTCAATGGCAACCGCTATCGATGCTAAAGGAGATTTAGTACCGGGTACGGGTGCCGATACTTTCGCACGTTTAGCGGTCGGTGCAAACGGCACAGTATTAACGGCAGACTCGGCAGAGACTACGGGCCTTAAGTGGGCTGCGGCTGCAAGCGGCGGCGGTATGACTTTACTCAGCACTACTACGCTTTCAGGTGCGAGCACTACCGTTAGCTCAATATCTCAAGATTATAAACAACTTTATGGAGTAGTAACAGGAGTGACTTATACCGGCTCTAGTGATGCTTTAGCAATTAGACCTAACGGAGTAACGACGGGTGTGGATACGTGCTCTACTATTTCGTATGGCACTACAGTTACTAGCGTTGCTACTCCTAATACAAGTTTTTTTATTAACTATTTAGCTACGACAAATACCGATACGGAAAATTCGTGCGTATTTTATATTGACAATTATACAAGTACAAGCACAAATAAGCCTATGATGAGTTATGGTCAATCTTTACACAGCGGTGGTAATCGCGGTACGTGTATCACGTGGGGCGGAGATCGCCAAAATTCCGCTATTACATCTTTAGAATTTTTAATTAACGCAGGTGGCACGTCCTTAACGGCCGGTACGGTCCTACTTTATGGAGTGAAATAATGACAAAGCCAATTATAAGAATACATAACATCGAGACAAACGAAGTTATAGACCGTGAAATGACAAACGATGAGTTTGCACAATACCAAGCAACCGAAGCGGCAGAGTTAAAAAGAAAAGCCGAAGCCGAAGCGCTAGCGGCGCTAAGATCGGCAGCGGAGGCAAAACTCGCAGCTCTCGGATTAGATGGAGATGATCTTAGAGTTCTTGGTTTGTAATGGAGACAAGTTATAACGGCTACCCTGCCTCAAAAGATCCTGCCGAGATTAATATAAAGTCCTACCTTGTAAAGGGTACGGATCGTAAGCTTAAGTGTGCTAGTAGCGTGGGCCCGCTATTAGCCGCTTTTGCTGCTGAGTTTCACGAGCTTATCGAGCCGATAGATGAGGGCACTTTTGACGATTGGGGCTATTGCTACAGGATGGTTAGGGGCGATGCTACAAAGCTATCAAACCACTCAAGCGGTACAGCTATAGATCTAAACGCTACGCGCCATGCTTTAGGCAAGGTCGGGACTTTCCCGGCTGAGAAGGTACCGATGATCCGGGCTCTTGCTAAAAAGTACGGGCTAAAATGGGGCGGCGATTATATTAACCGTAAAGATGAAATGCACTTTGAGGTAGAGGTATCAGCGGCCAAGGCTAAAGCCTTAATCGCTAGTTTAGGTTTACAGTAAGACAAATCCTAAGGGGCATTTAGGAGTACGACAATGAAAGAGCAAGCAAAAGCCGCAGCCGTCTCGTATATGAGAGCTGCTTTGAGCTGTGTAGGTGCCTTGTACCTATCCGGTATTTCAGATCCAAAAGTATTAGCTAATGCGTTTATCGCTGGGCTAATCGGGCCATTACTTAAGGCGTTACAACCGTCGGAGAAGCAACTAGGCGTAGGCGCTAAGTAGTGGAAAGAGCTCAGCTTTTAATCGGTATCCTCTTGGGGGGTTTTACCATCTTGGGGTTAGGAGCTGGGCTCATCCGTCATTTTGTTAAGTATTATTTATCAGAGCTAAAGCACGACGGCAACGGCGGCCACAATTTAGCCGGCCGTGTCGAGCGTATTGAGGCGCGAGTAGATCGCATATATGAGATCTTGCTAGAGGATCGCCTATCTTAATAGCGACACGCCAAGCGACACGATGCTTTGTAATCTGACAAAGGTGCCCCATACTGATACTACAAACGCTGAGAGGGCTACTCGGTAGCTTAATCAGCCTGAACAAAGGGCTAATGATGAACAGTTTAGATATATTGATAGGCCTAGGTGCGTGCGCTTTAGGTTTTATGTTTATGGTAATTGGTTACTCTGTAGGTTTTAAGCATGGCCACGGTGAAGGTTTTATTAGAGGCCGCGCTATTGCTCAAGCTCTGAAAGATAAGGAGCTAATCTAATGGGGTTTTTAGATAATTATGAGGATGTAAACGCACGTATTAAGCGTTTTAGAGCTGAGTTTCCATCCGGGCGATTAGTCGCCTATATTGAAAGCTTTGATATTGAGAAGGGCACGATCCTTGTACGAGCTGAGGCTTATCGTGAGTATGAAGATAATGTGCCAAGTGCTATTGATTATGCTTTTGGTAACGTAGCTACATACCCTCAAAATATGCGCAAGTGGATGGTTGAGGACACGATCACGAGCAGCTATGGCCGAGTTATCGGCTTACTAACGCCAAGCCTTGAGCACTCATCAAGGCCTACGGCTCAAGATATGCAAAAGGTTGAGACTTTACCTGCCGATGCTGATTTATGGAGCACTAAGGCCTCAACTGAGGATATGAGTACCATGGCAAGTGCGGTGCTCGAGATCGGTAAAACCTTAGGCGGTGAGCAGGTAGCTGAGGCTCCTCGATGCCCTCATGGCACGATGGTATGGGCAACAGGTACGGCTAAGGCAACAGGTAAGCCATGGGCTGCCTACAAGTGCACCGAGCGCATCCGAGCTAATCAATGTAACCCGGTATGGCACGTAATGACAAGCTCTGGCCAATGGAAGCCGCAGGTATAGAAATGGGCGAGCTAACTTTTATTAAAGGTGGACTAGCTACGACTATCCACGATGATGGATCTACAAGCGTTAAGCCGTTGGATAAGTGTGATTATTGTGGAGAGTGGGTTAGCCAATTAGGCGGCCTTACTATTCGCGATGTAGGCCTAGAGGTCGTTACATGGTTGTGTGCCGAGTGCAGAGCGTAATGCTTGAGCGAGTTATCCTTGATAGATCTCAAGAGATCACCGCGCACCGTACAGCCCTAGAACGCGCTGCCGTTATGTCGGATGAGTGGTTTAGGCTTTATGGCCAAGCGCTTAACTATCACGAGATGATTGCACAACACGCCGAAAGCGTAGGCGCAGAGATAGCGGTAGCTGAGTATTTTGGTTTACGCGGCTTTGTGCCATCGGTTCACACCTTTAAGGCTGAGGCTGACGTTGAGACTCCTGAGGCACGTATTGAGGTAAAACACACTCGACACATAAACGGCCATTTAATCTTGCAAGAGTCACAGCGCTCTAGGCCTAATGACGTCTGCATATTGGTATGGGGTAAAAGCCCGGTGTACCACTTAGCCGGATGGATCCCGGCTTTTATGGCCATGAGGCCGCGCTATAAGCACACACAGCAAGGCAATTACTGGGTGTCTCAGCGCAATCTATTCGAGATGAAATATTTGAGGAGCTCTAACTATGGCGATACACAGATCTAAATGCCGTTTATGCGGCAAGGTTACAGAGCATATAGAGCGCGTAGTAACCGATAACCTGCCTCCCTATGTAAAAACGCTCCAATGCGTTAAGTGCGGCGTTATGGGCGTAGTGATGTTAGAGGATCTCAACGATGCTTAGGGTAGAGCCGATTAGCTATAACCATGCTTACGAGCTGGTAAACGCTTATCATTACCTTGGGCCTAAACGCTTTATAGGCCAGCACGCTTTTGGCCTTATCAAGGATATTCAAGTAATTGGTGCGGTCGTTTATTCGCCTTTAAGTGTGCCTAACTCGGCCACTAGCGCGTTTGGCTTACCTCGCGGTAATTATCCTGATTTATTGGAGATGAGCCGATTAGTGCTTGAGCCTGAGCTTAATGGTAAAAACTACGGATCTATGCTTGTCGGTCGCAGTTTACGTATATTAAAGCAACGCGGCATAAGGGCTGTAATTAGTTATGCAGATAGCTCTAGGCACGTAGGAGCTGTTTATCAAGCTTGTAATTTTGGCTATTACGGGCTTACTCCTCAGAAAAACGACTTTTACTTCGCCGATGGTACAAAGCTTAGCCGAGGCAAAAGTAAAGGATTTGAGGGTCATTGGGAGCCGAGATCACGTAAGCACCGATACGTTTACTTACTCGATAAAAAGCTCGTACCTATATGGAAGCAAGAGCCATACCCTAAATTAAACGAGGTTAGTAATGCTTCATAGTTATCCACAGGTGTTATCCACAGGTGTTAATAACCTGTGGACGACACGCAGGAGGTACGCTCAAGTTATCCACATATTTGTAATGTATTTGACTATAGGTATACGCTCCATACTCGCAGGCGAGCCGCTACCGCGGATAGCTCGCAGGCGATGTCTGGTGCTATTGGCAGGGCTATTGCTATTTAGCAATATGCCTGCATCACAAGCTATAAACACAGTAACAGACATTAACAATTACAAGCTCTACGCACATATGAAAGTAATAGATGCAAAAGAATATAGATGCTTAGAACTGTTATGGAATAGAGAAAGTAAATGGGATCCAAGAGCTAATAATCCTAAGAGCTCTGCATATGGGATACCTCAGATGCTTAGATTAAAACTATTAGATCCATATAGGCAGATAGATGCAGGACTTAAGTACATAGCTAAACGCCACTCCACTCCATGCAAGGCGCTGGCCTATCATGATGCTAAGGGCCATTACTGATGGTGCACGGTAGGCACGATCCAAGGCTAAGCCGTAAGTACAAAGCACAAAGGCTATTAGTGTTGGCAAGGGATGGATACACGTGTGCCTATTGTGGGCAGGATGCAGATACCGTAGATCACGTGGTCAGTATTAAAGCCGGAGGCGATCCGATCAGTTTAGAGAATATGTTGGCTTGTTGTAAGCGATGTAACAGCATGAAGGGCTCACGCTCACAGGGCGTTTTTTTAGCCCGGACGGCTAC